GCACCAATAGACATTGCAACATTCTGTCTACGATCATATCCAAGGTCATCATCTACAGGTTGAAAGAATGCAACTAGTTCAGCAAACGTATAAGTCTTTACTAGACATGTGAATATGTTATGTTTTGCAAGTTCATCTGCAACTTCAAATGTACCTACTCCATCCATATTTGATGCCATGATAGGAATACCAATATATTCCTTTGGTAATCCCTTACTATCTTTTGCATTTCTAAATTTTGTTTGTCGAAACAAATCTACCTCTTTACGAGATTTGAGTGTGGAACGCTTTGGACGTATCAACACATTAGAAAAGTCTAGTTTGAAATCTTCTTCGATTTGCATTAGCTTAGAAGTCCTTTTTGTGGTAGTGCGAGTCCACTTGTTTGTGAAGTCCACCCATTAGCAATTTCTTCTACTGTATCAATTGTATACATTATAGAATTTGTGGGGAATGTAAAATCACCCTTTGGTTCTACTCCTGTCATAGAAATACCATTGACAAGTCCTACACCTTGTGGTGTTGCTTGTACCATTCTAGGACGATTGAGAGTAACACCATCTGGGGTGCGTTGAACATGTCTCCCAACTATTTCTGCTCCGTTAACTAAAACGAGAGTTACAATTTTTCCTTTTGTCATATCCATATTATCACCTTATAATGTCAATGTTCATATTCTTGTTCCAAGTCTCAAGTTCAGTTCTTAACCTACCATCTGACTTTAGATTTTCAAACCTAGTAGTAGCTTTCTTTTTCCACCACTCAACTATACTATCAAATTCGTATCTATCAAAATTCTCTTTCTTGATAAGAGTATCAGTTTCTAGATTGAAATAGTCTTTAGTATTTTCATATCCAAAATCCGACATGTATTGTCGTTTTTGTTGTGTTAGTCCTTTTGCATCTTCAAATACTTTTAGGAACTTTTTGTATTCTGTCTCATCACTTTTCTTCAATGACTCTTTGATTATAGAAATCATCTTCGTCTGAGTTTTTAGTTTACGAGATGAAGCTTCTTTATGTACCAACATTTCACCATCATTCTTTTCAATAAACCACTTGTTTAGTTTCTGATAGTTTTCGTCATTGATACTTGGAGTAAAGTTAGATTCAGTCAAACCTTTATATCTAAGAAAAGGTTTCATACCATCGTATTGTGATGATGATTTTGTAGAACCATATAATGATGTTGTTTCAAACATACAAAATGGGCCACCATACTTTTTGTTCAATGTTCTACGAGCAAGATGTGAACAACAAATACCAGCGAGAAGTTTACCACCAAGATAATTAAAACCAAATGGTTGAGTAGGTACGATAGAAAATCCCATGATACAGGAGTCATTAAATCTTTTCATAACATCTTTGTCTTGAGTATTAAGTGGTTTACCAAGAAACTCATTACGAGGTTTTGAGTTAATTGTTGGTGAACCAAATCGAATAAATCCAACAATTTGATTTGAATTCTTTTCATACACAACCCACTTCAATGTCTTGCCTGGGATTGAATCTTCAGCTGCATGAGAAGTTGTAATTTCAAAATACCGATTGAAAAGTTGTGTATCAACTTCTCTACAAACAAAATCCATGTCATTTGGATTTACCGTAAAGTCTTGGAACATATCATCTTCGGGCCCCAAGCCAGGCAAAGAGACAGGATAGTTTGCCATTCTGTCTGCCTTAACTCTTCTAAGATAATCTTCAATGTTTTCAAAGTTTGCAAAATAGTCTGCAAAAATATTAGCAGCATACATTGCATCATTACGGTTTAGTATCATGCAAAAAAGTCCTCAAGTGTCATTTGTGTTCCATAAGAACGGTCGATATTCCATCCGATTTGATTCATAATAAAAGTCAAAGGTTCTACGAATGCTTTCTCGAACTGCTTATCATAATCCAAATACTGATGAATGTCAAGCTCTTTTGGAAGTTTAGTAAAGAATGAAATCACATTGGATTGCATTCGATTAGGCGTCCTCATGTTAAGGAATTTAATTTTGTCACCCTCTTGGATTAGGGGATATTTGTTTGTTAGTTTCTGTTGTCTACAAAAGTGATTGTATAACAATGCACCTTTACAATGCATTGGAGCACCCTTTGTAAATATGTTTGCACCATCACTCCATTTTGCAAGTCCATTTACAGAACGAGGAAATGCAATCTCTTCTGGTGATAGTTTCATAAACTCTTCACGAAACTCTTGAATAAAGTTGTTTACATCTTTTTCTGTACCTTGCATGATAATCTTTAGACATTCTTTAATCTTCTCACGACAAGGCGCTGGCGTAGATGATTTGACGGCCTCAATCCCCATAATCTTTAGGGTTGGTTCTTTGTACCGTACACCTTCAACATCCCATGCATTTAGAATGTAACGCTTCTTTGCAGTCCAGATACCTTTGTCTGCAATCACCTCACGTTTCATCTGCATCTTTTGATCGTATGCGTTTAGGTATGTAGCAAGAGCTTGATAACTCTTATCAATAAAAGGTTCAATCTTCTCTTTAGCCACAGTGTCAAGGAAGTCCACCGCCCTCCCACGATACGAATCCTCCGACTCATCTGTTCTCTTTTTAAGCACACTATCAACCAATTTGTCAAAAGTAATGTATACTGAATCCGTATCTGACGCAATGACATAATCTTCTCCATTTGTTTTCAATATCTTGTTTAAGTATAGATTTAGAGATTTCTCAATCCACCTAATAGATAATTGTCCAGAAGTTGTAATACCTTCTGCGATACGCAAATCATAATATCTAAACCATTCGTTACCGATTGCACCATAAGCAGAGTTTAGAGAAATCTTTCTTGCCATCTGAATGTTGTTATAACGAGATACATCCTTGAGATACTTTGGATCTTTTGTATCTTCATATTGTTGTTTCGCATTCAACATCTTTTTCTTGTAGATGGTTCTATCGTCATACTGTGTTTGCATCATCTCTGGTAGAAACCCCTGATGCTTTTTATGAAACATAGCACCATTTGGTGTGAAAGCAATATCAGATGAAACATCTGACTTGTCAATACTTTGAGAAAGTAACGCATCAACAGGACTGTCACCAAAATCAAGTTGTCCATCCAACAAGGTTTCTGGTGATAAGTTGTATTGCATAATCAAATGTGGATACAGAGAGTTCAAATCAAAAGACAAAACCCATTTGTGTTGTCCAACCTGAGGCTCTTTGACATATGCACCAACATACTTTTCTGATTTTTGTGAACCACGTTTTTGTGGGATTGCAATCTTCTTTTTTCTGAGATGATTGTAAATCAGAATATCCCAATACTTAACAGATGTAAATGAATCAGAGATGTTTACTTTAGCCTCATACGTCATAGTGAGAATAAGGTCGATAAGTTTCATCTTATCATCAAGTCTGTCAACTAGTTCAACGTCTTGAATATTATAGTCTAGAAATGATTGATAGTCTTTTGTATACCAATCACGAAATGTCTCATATGGATTTTCATCTTTACGTTCACCAAGTTCTACAAATGCAATATGGTCAAGTCGATAAGACTCTTGTGCAGAATAAGTAAACTTACGATACAGTTGAAGATAGTCAACCTCTTCAACACCCATGATATCGTAAATCTGATCTTTCTTACCAAAGTTAGAGCCAACCATACGAGAGTTGACTACACCCCAAGGTGACAGACGTTTCATTGCATCTTCACCAAGAACAGATTTGATACGGTTGCAAAGATAAGGAATATCAAAGAACTCTGTATTCCAACCAGTGATAATATCTGGATGATCAGATTCCCACCACGATAGGAATTGAATCAAAAGTTCACGTTCATTTTGACAGAGAATGTATTGAACATCATCCCTGTCATTTTCATATGGATGTAATCCCCAAACTTTGATACGTCCTGTATCATGGTTTTTGATTGTGATTGATAACATAGGTTCAAGTGCTTGTTGAGCATGTGGAAAACCATTCTCACACTCCACCTCAATATCAATCGTGACAATACGCATCTGCGAACTATCAAACTCAATTTGTCTAGGGTATTTGTCTGCGATATAGGTATATGGAAAATTAGTCAGCCCGTAAACTAGGTGGGGCTGACTTTCGTATCTTTCTACGAATTCTTTTGCTTCTTTAATCGTAAGGAACTTCATAGGATTGACATTCTTGCCATCCAGTGTAGTCCATCCAGTTTCTTTTTGAACTGGTACATAAAGAGTGGGTTCGTACTTCACTTTGAAGTTAGAACGAACACCATTCTCTACGGCACGAACAAGTAACTGATTACCCCATTGGGCAACATGTGTGTAAAATCTCATAATGTAAATATACCACTAATGGGGGGATTTGTCAAGAGAAAAGAGGCATTTGATCTTGTGCGCTAAAGTACTTCTCTAACATTTCTAGTCTGTCATTTGCAGCTGCAAGTTTATCTAACTCTGCCATTACTGCTTCAGTAATATCTGAGTGTTCACCAATACCAGCAGGCATAGTTTGATAAACTCTAATATTTGCGATATGGACTGCAACTTCGCCTTCTGCTTGTTTTTTTGCGGCTTCAAGTATTGCTTCTCCAACCTTCATTATCATTCTCCTTGTTTTGTTGTCAAGATAAATTTCTTCTGAGGGTCTACCATAACATTCATTGCTGTCATAGCAAATCTATTCAGAAGAACATCAGTTCCCATTTCACTTCTATCATCAAGGCCGAACATGAACTGATAACTGTGGCCCATGAATTCTACATCTAATTCAACAACAGGTCGGTCGTCAAGTCCAGCACCTGTTTTTGCCTTATAAGTCTTTATAAGGTTAGTTGTAATACTTTTACCATTTAATGTAAACGTAATCTTTTTACCATTTATCTTAATACCTTCAGCATGTAATACTGACAAGGCACTGTTACCTGTATCAAATTTAGTTTCTATTTCACCAAATGGTTTTACTTCAACCATCTCATAGAAACCACATCTAACTGGAACAGTATATCTATTATCTACATCTCTGTAGTGTTCTAAAACTTTCTTTGCAACATTTAAACCTGAGTTCGCTTCTTCAATACCATCTGTGCCTGGCGAACTATTTACTTCTAGGAAATATGGTTGTCCTTTATATGGAATAAAATCAACTGCAACAAAATCACCATCAACTGATTTGGCAGCAATTAAACATTGACGTATTTCCTCTGGTGATAAGTCGTAAGGTTCTACACCACCACCTTGTGTATAGTTACTTCTGAAATCACCTTCAACAACTTTTCTTTTCATTGTTCCAATAATTTCTGAGCCGGCAATGACTACACGAACATCGTAGTCTGTTTTGATATACTCTTGAATAAGAATATCTGTATCTGGGTCTTGTTTATAAATTAATTGTACAAGAGAATCTAATGCACGTTTGGATTCAACAAACAGAACACCAACACCACCAGCACCCCTAAGTGTTTTAAGGATGATAGGAAACTTAGTGTCAAGTTCTTCTAGTGCAGTATCTACATCATCTTCTGTAGGAACTAGTTCAGTCTTTGGTTGGTTTAGTCTAAAGTCTTTCAGACGAACATAACTACGATACTTGTCAGCACAAATACTGATAGTAGTTCTACTATTGATACAAGTAATACCGATACGTTCTAATTCAGAAATTAAGTCGAGGTGACTATCTCTTGTTGGTGTACCTCTAACAAACACAACTGTATCTTTGGAACTAATTTCCATACTGTTGTCTTTATTTTTGATAGAATACTTACCATCATCAAAAGTCAGTGTTGCACCTTTGAAGTCTGATAGAAAAACTTCCATACCCATCTTCTGGGCCTGTTTCTCAAACTTCTTTGCAGTGACAGATTTATCACCATGCTCGACTGTAAGAATAACTACTCTATAGTTTTCTTCATTTGTCTCTTCTGTAATGAAATCTGAAAACGACTGGGCCAAATCAAACTTCTCTCTTTTTACCAATGTTGTATTTTGTTTCCAAAACCCACTCATCTTTCTCTTTGAAAGCAATCACCTTAATCTGTGACAAAGGAGCTTTTGGATCTGCATCCCCAACGATTTCTACCAATCCCCAATCACCAAGTAGTCCAGCAATAGAGTTACGTCTTGATACATCATTCTCGTTTAGGTTTGTATCCTTACCGTCAAGAGCAAAGAGTTCCTTGAAATGGACAATGTAGTATTTGCCTTGCTTGTGTAGTATATGGCAAGACTGATATAATTTTCTCTCTTTACGAGAGGCGACACCAATTCTTGATAGTGTCTCACGAACCTTTAAAAAGTCATCTGGTTCTCTAAGTTTTACTTCTAGCATCTTCTCTGGATGCCATTCAATTTCATTCATTTTCTTCCACCTTTATTCAAACTATTTTTAATAGTGGTTATCTGGTCATCATTTAGTATTGATAGAGCCTGCTTTGCCTTCTCATTACTATAACCATAATATTCCTTTACATACTCTAAGTTTTTCAACTTATCCGCTTTCACCCAAGGCGCATATCGTTTCTTAGGTCTAATAGTATTTAGTAAAAAGTCATATTGTAGTTTTGTGTCCAAATGGTGGCGCATATTCATCTCATTCACCAACATAATAGTATCATTGAATGGTGCAACACATTTGTTGATAATGAATGGATAATATTTCTTTTCCCACATAGGATCATCTGAATCCATCAGATTTTCTTTTGTGAGATTGATTGAGTTTAGATATTCTTTGAGTTCATAAGCCATTACCAAAACCCCATCGTTTTACCGTTTCCAGAAATAATGAATACACATGTTACTAAATGTAACACAATCCAGAATGTTCTGGCCCACAATGCTTTATAGACATCATCCTGTGGGATAGGTAAAAACTCTGGTTTATCTTCGTCATTAATACCAACTGGCATTCCGACTGTTCTACTCCAAAGTTTTAACCAACGTCTTTGTCCACTCATTTGAAGTTTACCTGTGTCATAATCTCCACCATATATGCAAGCATATTGATTTCTTGATCTGCAACAAAAGCTGACTTGTAAGAATAGTCTGCTGTTGCAAGAACAAGATGTGGAACAGTTTGTGGTTGGACTTCATCATACAATGTATCATATACTTTACGATACATACGAGATGGATCATTGTCTAGGTTGTTTGCAACCCACTTACGAATAGACTTGAAGTCTGTTTCTTTGAGAAACGTAACTAAGTCTTTCATGTTGGTTTCTGATAGATTGACAAGAATACCAGCATCAATCATACCAGAGGCAGAATACCTTTGCAGTTCATTGAGAACTCTTCTCCAATCTGGAAAATGTTTTTCAACAATACCAGCGACAGCCTTTGGTTCAAACTGAACTTCTTCTGTTTTAAGAACTTCTTGAACACGATTGAAAAACTGTCCAGCAAGTACTGGTTTCTGTGAGGTTGGAATACGAAACTCCACAACAGAACACCTACTATGCAAAGGTTCGATGATACGGTTCTTGAAATTACAAGTCAGAATAAATCCACAGTTCTTATGGAACTCTTCAATAAATCCACGCAACGCTGGTTGTGTAGATTGTGGATTTAGATAATCTGCCTCATCCAAAATTACAAACTTACGATTACCATCCATAGAGACAGTACTTGCAAAGTTCTTGATTTTGTTTCTGAGTACATCAATACCAGATTCTTCAGAACCGTTAATCATCATATAAGTGGCACCAAGTTCCTCAAGCATTGCTTTTGCAACTGTGGTTTTACCCACGCCAGGCCCGCCTGATAAAAGAAGGTTTGGAATATGTCCTTCATCAACAAACGTCTGGAACGTCTTTTTCAAATCATCAGTGAGAATGCACTCACTAATTTTAGATGGGCGGTATTTCTCCACCCACAACATCACATCATTCATAATATAATCCTTCTGGTTTAGGCAGCTTCGAGAGCAATAAAGTATTCAATTTGTTTGTTGATATTCACGAAATGTGAGATACCTTTTTCAGATACTTCTACCTTATAATCACCAGAAAGTAGTTTTAGATTTTCAACTTTAAACCAGTATGTAAAACTAGATGGTGAGTTTTCACCAACTGAAATACTGTAGTCATTTGATGTGTCATTCTTACGGTCGGTTACA